ATTTTTCCACAATCACAACGGCAAAGCCACATTTTCACGTTTCTTTGTTTTTCTCCGGTTTCCTCGATCACTGTCAAGTGCCCAAATTTTCTTCCTTCCAAATGTCTCTGGAACCCTTTCTGGCATCCACAGCTTGTTTTTCTTCCATACTTCAGATCTCTTGATGATACCATACATTTTTTTCCACAATCACAACGGCATTCCCACAAAGATTTTCCACTCTTTTCTTCATCAAGACATTTAATAACCTCTAAATCTCCGAATTTCATCCCTTCCAAATTATTAATCATAGTAAGTCCCGCACCTCGCATTCCAGCGCATCCGCAATGGAAAGAGCATTTCTAAGCGTCATATTTCCAACGTCACTCGTAGCGTTCTCATATCTTTGGATCTGCCGGAGATTCACTCTGGATTTCTCTGCAAGTTCTCGCTGTGACATTTCCAGGCTTGTCCTCTGATAGAGGATGCCATTTATTCTGTTATTATGGCAGTCCATTCCCCGATTTACAAGGGAGCACACTCCACACATTCCATCTTTTCTTATGCAATCTTCGTATCTTTTCATTATGCCAACACCTCAATCACAGTTGCTTCTCTGATTATAATTTCTCCTGCGTCCTGTCCCCATTCCTGGTAATCACCAGCTATAACTGCCACATGCTCTCCGTAGTATCCGTTTACTAAAGTCAACTTCACGTCATCAAGATTAATAGCGCAAGTTCCATCCAGCTCTTCATCTGTGCATTCTCCATCTACCCACACATAAGAATTGTCAAGAATTTCACCCTCTGTGAATTCGTTTTCCTGGATACGGATTCCAATATATTCGTATGCACATTCCTCTTTAATTTCTTCGATTCTATCAATGATGTTCTGGATTGCCTCTTTCTTTGTCATTTTGTTGTCCCCCGTTCCTTATCTTTAATTATATTATACGCTAATAATAGCGTATTGTCAAGTGCTTTTCGCTATTTTTAGCGTTTTTTCCGCAATAAAAAAAAGCCCCAGGATATCCCAGGGCTTGATGTCGGACAAAAGTTTGTTCAATTTTACTGTTTCTGAATGTACTTTACGCTCACAAAGCCATAGTATTCACCGGCAATCCGGATATAATACCATTCACTGCCATCATCGGCTTTCTGAGTAAAGTTCATGACGTCTACAAGGTTTCCCTTGGACAGCTGCGGATATGATTTAATTGTTGGGTAATCTGTGCCAGCCCATGTACGGACGTTTAATTTAGAGGCTGTAACCTTTCCAACAAAGAGCCTTTGTGTCTTATCCTGTTTGTTTGGGATTTCCTGTTTCGGAGGCTCATCGGTCTGCGCGCCGTCTTTCTGGATGTACGCAGTCCATACCCAGCCTACACCGATTTCGGCAACATTAACCTGTGTCCAAAATCCGTCCTTGATTCCGTTAATCTCGAACCTGTTACCTTTCATCAGCTCGCCAATTACTTCTCCGTTTGGCTCCGCTCTGACAAAGAGATTATCTACAGTAGATGTAGCCGTTCCGGTTGCTTTCCACGGTTTTTCCGGCTTATCCTCTGCCTCTCCGTAATCAACCCAAACATAGCCGTCAATCTGGCTGTTTCCAATGGTATAAGATTTCTCAGCCACGCAGCCGCCGTTTGCTTCTACATTATTCAAGCCGCCGGAAGATGTATTTCCCTCATTTGTGTAGATCCGGCCATTCGCAATCCGGATAACCCGGCCAATATGTGTTCCATTCCGAAAGATAACCAGTGCTCCCAGCTTCGGTGCACTGTGCCATGTGCCTTTTGCTCTGGAATGAGCCTTAACGCTATTGCAGTTGTAAAATCCATTTCCCATAATTTCAAGTGCTTTTGCTTTCCCGGATGTTTTAACACAAATCCAGAACTGATATGTAGCGCACCAGGGCTGTCCCTGGCATCCCATTAATCCCCAGTTATTTACATCCCGGGAATACTTTGTGTAGTCTAACCAGAGTGCAGTAACATATAATAGAATCAGGATGATACAATATTCACCCCACCAAGTCAATCTTGGCGGGGATTTTAATTGACATCCCCTCCAAAAATGTTATAATCAAATTGTCAGATACAGTGGATGCTCTGTATTGGGTCTCATCAGCAATTCCGATGAGCGCGGATTGAAATTATAGTGTTTTGGCTAATTTAAAATGCTACGTCGGGCATAATGGATGCTTTATAGCCCGGATCTGCCAGCGACTCCGGCGGACACGGATTGAAATTATAATATTTTTGCCAATGCAAAAGAGGATGGAGGGACAGGCTTTTCAGTCTGTCCTTCTTTCTGCCTTTCCGGCGCTGTACGCGTCATAGATCGCATCTACAAGTGCTGCCAGATCTTCTGCCGGAAACTTGTCGAATATACCATCCGGAATCCGGTCATAGTTGGCGCCAAACATGGACGGGAACGACCCGATCTTGCTCAGTTTTTTAATCTGCTGGTATTTATTCATATCAAGCAACTCTTTTAATGTGAGGTCTCTGTTTTTTACAGATGCTTTTGCCTCGCTGGTGAAGATGTTTAAATCCAGCTCATACATTTCCTCAAGCGTAATCCCAAGGACTTTTTCAATCGCTTTCTTATTCTGTGCAGTAATATTTTCGATATCAGAAGCTCCCGTTTCCAATCTTTGAATATGTCTGACATGGATTCCGCTCTTGTCAGCCAGTTCCTTCTGGGTGATTCCCATAAACTTTCTTAATTCTTTTAATTCTGCCATATTGCACCTCTTCCTCCCCGTTATGCCGATAGATCAGCAATTTTTAATCAACCTACAAATGTGTATGTGATTTTTCCAGATCTGTGGGTGTTTTCGGAGTAAAATCCATCTTTTCTATTGATAAGTTCTCTGTTCACGATCTCATCTTCTGTTGTTTCTTCTTTAATTTCTTCTTCCTCTACGATGTAGATTTTGTAATATCTTTCGTTTTTCAGTTCTTCTTCGATGGTAGCCGGATCTGCTTCCCAGCATTTTTCTTCTTTATTCCATTTTGCATCAAAATTTCTTTTAATCCATTCTTTTGCATTGTAAGTTTTTCCGGTAATCTTTCCTGTTGCAGTGTTAACTGTAAAGTATTCGTTTCTGCAAACGTTCATTTTAATTTTCTTTCCCATATTTTTTGCTTCCTTCCATGCTTTTTTAAGTCCGGAGGAAATTGTCATTCCTGCCTTTTTAACCAGTTCCCATGCTCTTTTCATGATGTTTGACAGATTGTATTTTTTCATTTTGATTTCCTCCTTTTGTTCTGTTCCTTATCTTTAATTATATTATACGACATATATGTCGTTTTGTCAAGCATTTTATGACATTTATGTCGTGTTTTTTACAATAAAAAAAGCCCCGGGATTTCTCCCGAGGCTAAAATATTGCTCATTATAATGCAATCAGATCTCTCCATGTCTTGTCTCCACAGATACCATCTGCTTCCAGAACGCCCTTGCGGCTCTTCTGGTACTGGGTAAGTGCGTGGATTGTATTGGTACCTGCAGCTCTGTCCAGGGTAAGAGGCTTGCCATCCTTACCTTTAAATCCCCTTGCAATCAGGATCTCCTGAAGCAGTAATACAGATAATCCGTTGTCTCCCTTTGTTACTGTTTTTGGCTCAAACATATAACGACCTCCTGTAGTATGATCTCCGGATCCGTTATCCGGGGTGATATTGGTTACAATGCTGTAGTCCGGGCGGCAGAACTTTGTTCCCGGAAGCTGACTGTTATAATAAGCTTTTTCGCACACGCCTCCGCCATTGGCAACAATTCCGGATGCTCCGCTGGTGTTTCCCTCAATGGTCCAGAAGCGATCTCCTGATACCTTTGTGACAATTCCGGTATGTGCGAATGTACCGTTGCGGTAAAAAATAACGATGTCTCCCTTTTTTGGGTTTGCATACCTGGTAAACTTATTTCCCAAATCCGGGCAGTATACATAAGGCCAGTGCTTTAAAATTTTTTTGGCTGCTGCCAGGCCAAAGGCTTTGTAAAAGCACCAGGACACAAATCCTGCGCACCATGGCTGTGCCTGATAAGACGGAGCGATATCCCTCCAATACTTTGTATAATTTCCGCTGCCTGCGTTGGCTGTTTTACTGTCCAGCTGTCTGTTGGATTTCTTTTCCAGATATCCGATCTCTTCTTCCGCAATTCCGATCACTGCGTTAATCGCTTCTTCTGCTGTCATACCTGTTCCCTCCTCTACTGCGTAAGTCCGGATCATCTCAATTACCTTTTTCTGGCGGGTGGTATAGTCCCCTACCTGATTGTTATTACTCTTGTCTGCCGGGTCCGTGCAAAGAGCAGCGTAAATACGTTCGGACGTATATGGCTTTTTGGTTTTACCCAGAATCCTCTTCAGTGCCGCCGCTCCACCCTGGTGGATAATATTAATACACTCCATTATGGCTGTGTCCGGCATATCCCCGTAGGTTTCGGCAATGCCCTCCGCGTACTCCGTAATCTGGGTATCCATAAGTTTGTCCTGAGACTTAATCCCAACAGGTGAAGAGATGATCTTGATAATGCACTTTGCTTTGGCAGAGGTTGGAGAAATTGCATACCTGGACCAGTTTTTATGTAACAGATCATCTGCGATACCCTGAGTATCCAGACATTTAAATTGGGCCGGATCCGCTCTCTGGATCTCCTGCAGGAGCCTCTTTGCCTCTCCTGCGTACCACTGGCCAGCTCCGATAGTAATTGCCTTTTCGTTTGGCGTGTTGGCTCCGGCACCGATAAAAGCATCGTATCTCTGCTTTCCGTATACCTGTCCGCCGGTTTCTACTGCATACAGAATTTTTCTTAATACCTCAATGTTCTTTTCAATCATAAGATTTTCCTCCAATAGAAAAAGAGGACGATCACTCGCCCTCTACCTCCGGAATACCTGCCACACTGGTCAGAATGCTTACAATCCCTGCCACAACAGCAGAGGATGCTACCATCTGCCAATCCACAGCACTAATGACTGCCCCTGTGCCGATTACGGCTACGGCGGTCTGTGCCATGGTTTTTACTGCACGGATACCGGCTTTCTTAAGCCACTCTACAGTGTCCACGCTTGGTCTGAATACACAATTTTTAAACATAAAATTACCTCCTACAATCCAATCTGAGCAACCACAAGACCAAATACAGCCCCGATTGCTAATGTTAATAAGTACCACTTTACTTTGCGCCATGTATCTCCGTCCCTGCTCTCCAATTCTTCCAGACGTCCCTCCTGTCTGGACTGGCTCTGTGCCATCTGCTCCACAGACTGGGCAAGGCTCTGTACGCTGGCGGTAAGCTCTCCAATCTGGCGGACGGTCTCTTCCAGGTCACCCAACCTGTGGTTCATCCGTTTGTGTTCGTCTTCCATCCGCCTGCGGAACTCCTCGTGCTCCGCTCTACTTATAGGTGTGTCCATACTATGTCTCCCTACTTATTATTTTTTCGCATTAAAAAAAGACCCTCTACGGTCTGTCTCTGATTGCCATATTATGTTCCTCCTTTTTTACTGTCCATTGATAACCTGGTCTGGCGTCTTGATGCCAGAAACAACCGCCTCCGCATCTTCTTTAGAGATCTCTTTCCAGAGTCCTTCTGTTCCCATACTTCCCGGCATCCATGTATTCTGTCCCTGGTATGTAGAGATATAATATTTCTGGTCGATTGTGACCACTGCTCCGTACTTGTACCGATCTGAGATTCCGTCCCATGGCTCCCATGGTTCAATAACAACTCCGACTGGCGGTTCTGGTACAACTCCACCATTCTCCAGTTTGGTCACTCTCTCGCCGATAAGTTCCAACTCCGCTTTTAAAAGCTTGCACATAACAAGCGCTTCCGGCGTTTCGGATTCCGGCTTTACATTTTCTTTCATCAGGGCAAGCAGTTCTGTTCTCTGCTCGTCCGTCAGATCTCCCTGCACCCAGAGAGTATCAATTTTAGTCTGCATGTCCGCAAGTTTAAAATCTCCAGATGTTATTACATTTTTTACAATTTCGTACATATATTTCATTCCTTTCTTATATTAAGGCTTTCTGCGTAGTCACAACAGCCCTGTTGACAGTCTCTATTTTTTTAGCTATTTTTTGATCGATGTATTTTTTTGTATCAACTATATACTTTACCTTCATCCCTGCACCTGCATCAGTCATTATGGTAGTGACTGGATCGTTGCTATGCAACTTTCCATAAGCCTCCATTACTTCCTGAGGTAAAGTGGTTTTTGTAGGGCTTGCAGTAATGTATATAATTTCTGCGTTCAGCTGGTTCATTTTTTGCTGCATTTCTTCCGGAGTTGATACAGTATCGTCTCTAATATAAAGCCAGTTTTCATCTGGATATGTATTATTACTATCTTTATAAAGGCTAATCTGGTTATTGTTGGTAAGCTGATGCCCTTCGCTTGTCCCTTTGTAACAATTGCATAAAACAAGGCAATAACTCGTTATTTTTGACGCATCGTTTAGCGATGTATAAAACCTATGATTTGTCGATTGCGTCCACTGTCTATTTGCCAAAGACGCTTTTTTCAGTCTGTTCAGCCGTTCCCCCTGTGCCGGATTAAGCTCATCGCATACCCAATGTCGACCGTTTGGATCTATGTAGTTTCCATTGGATGTCACTGGAATTCCAGGAAGACCATCGGGGGTTGAGATTTGCAATTCAGGTTTGCTTTGGAATGGCTCCCACGGCAAAGGTGTATCTCCTGCATTTACCATGGGATATACTGTTTCGTTGACAGATTTATTTGGATCAACTCTGATGTAAACTTTTGCTTCTTTTTCATATCCATCCAAATTAAATTTACCTTTCCCAAAATACTTTACTGCTCCGTCCATTGATGTGATTTTAATATTTACCAAGACATTCGAAGATGTTCCGCTTAAATAAAAAATTCCTTTTAATTTTTTCGGCAACACACATATGAGTGCACTAACATCTGTTTGAGATGATGAGCTCTCTGTTTTGCCTTTTACTTTAACGGCGCCTTTTGAGGACGTGTAGGTGATTCCATTATTTTTAGCCTCACCTTCCGGAAAGTTTATAATATTTGCTCCAAAAACATTTACCCGAATCATTCCCTTTGTACCAACGGATTCAATTTCCACCGGATGATCCGGTGATACCTCTCCTGATTCAGTGTTTTGTGTGGATTTTCCAAAAATCTCCATTCCTTGGAATGCTCGATCAGAAGAATCGTTTACAATAATTACCTCTCCTGACACATCCAAAACAATTGCCGGAGCTGTGGCTCCTGTTCCTTCCATATACGGTCTCCCCGGTATTACATTCCCATCCTCTCCGACCACAAGAGATTTACCAGCGTTTTCGATGCCTTGGTTTTTATCGAGTTTGGATTCCATCTGTGCTGTAAAATCTTCCGGAATGCTCTGTAAGACCTCTTCACCTTTATCCTGTACCGCCTGCACCTGCTTTGCACCCTCTGCGGATACATTTCCGGTTTGGGTGATTCCCTCTGTCTGGACAGCTTCTACTGCTTTGGTCTGTGCTGTCTTAACAGATTCTACGGCAGTATTCCCGACACTCTGTGCCCGCTCTGTCTGTGCCTGTCCGGCATTGTTTACATCGGCAACAGCCTGCTGGGCGGTAAGGGTAAATGCCTGTGTGGTCTGATCAACATGGTTTTTATTGTCCAGCACATCCTGCCCCATCTGGGTAACAAGCTGTTTTGCTTTCTCCACTGCCTGCTCGGATACCTTGGCGTTACGTTCTGCCAGTTCCGCATTTCCTTCCGCAGTCTCCGCTCCTGCCTGAGCGGTCTGGGCGTTGGTCTCTGCGGTCTTGGCAGCCTGTTCTGACAGAGCTGCATTGGTAGCGGATGTCTGCGCCTGTTTGGTAAGGTTCTCTACTTTTACCACCTGCTCATCGATGCCGGATACCGATTCGACCAGACGTTCTACTTCCTTGCGGTCTGTCCCGGTCTTTTTGGCGTCCGCAGCTGTCTGATCAGAATAATACTTGGCGTTGTCCTGTGCCCGTTCCGGGAGATCTTCCCGGCCATGCGCCCAGCCCTCTGCCTGTTTTTCGGATTCCGCTGCCTTGTCTGCGGATTTCTTGACTGCCTGGACAGCCTCATGGAAGATGTTTGGATTCTCTCCACCGCCGAATACTTCCGGTTTCGGACGGGATTTAACCTGCAGCTTAATCTTGTATTCCGTCTGGCCGGATGTGTCATCAGTCAGATAGATAAAAGCAAACATGTTATAGTTTCTGGTAGCGCCGTCATTCTCCAGCATGGAATCCGGGATAATTACATCTGTCACACCATCCTTGGTGACGCCAACGCGCATAACAGATGTTCCGCCAGTCTCCTGAAGGGAAAAGTGAATCTCCACCATGGATGGAAGATGCAGCCCCTGGATCCGGAGTACCTGACCATAGTCGTACTGCCACAGGCCGTAAACATTGGCGGTCGTGCTCCCGGGCTCAAATACCGCTGTTGTTATCTTTTTTTCAATCGCCATTTTTCGCCTCCTATGTTAAGCAATGCGCACCCAACGATATACAGTGATATATGGGGGCATGTTATTGTGTGGCTGATCTCCGCCGACCGACATTTCAAAAGAATATTTTCCGTACCCGCTTGGCCAACTCGTGGCATTCTCACGCTTCGGCATGGAATACTGGTAATCATCAGAGTTGACAGAAAACACCCCTGAAGCGGTTCGGAAAGCTCCATATCCTCTACTTTCTGTTCCTTTGTTTCCGGATCCGGCTTCTACCCTTCCGGTGATCTTTGGAAGCTGTGCCTGAGTCAGTGTCTGGGTTTTCGATCCTCCTGTTTTCTTTACCTGGTCAAATTCTGTCTGCCCTGCATCGACACCAACTGTGGTACGCCCTGCACCAAATGCTTCCCACGTTCCACCAAAGTATTCCTGTGGGTTGGTGTTTACTGTGCTCTCGTAAATACTTCCAATCGGATACATCAAAAGCCCAACCTGCTCCATCTGCTCTTCCATTCCTTTAATGCGGTTTACCAGATCGGTTACTTCCAGACCTTCCACATTTTCGGCCGCCGCATTGGCTCGTGTAGCCGCTGCGTCCGCATTCGTTTTCGATTGGTTTGCCGCTGTGGCTGCGTTATTGGCAGTTGCTGCCGCACTATTGGCGTCTCCTGCTGCTGTATTGGCAGCCTCTGCCGCTTTCTCTGCTTTTGTACCTGCAGTTCCGGCCGTACCTGCCGCTTCCTCTGCTTTTCCCGCCGCTGTATTTGCTTTTCCAGCGGCTCCATTAGCGGATTCTACTGCTTTTTCCGCATCTCCTATCAGTTTTACCAAAGCCCCGTATTCATCAGTACTTTCCACAGCAGATTCCGATATAAGGTTCCGTTCCACCCGGAACAAAATCGGAAATGTTACAAGGATCTTCTGTCCGGAGGTTAACTGAAGCTGTCCCTCCTGTTCCCCGACTTCTGCAAACATCTGGGTAGTAGGTTGGATTGTTGCCGTATTATCGACCAGAGAAGCATTGTTATACACTTCCTTGCCGGATGTTTTTTTAATATAGAGCCTTACTGTGGCCCCCGTTGGAACCGTATAGTCCCGAAGCTGAAATTTCAGGGGTACTGCATTGGTTCCCTGCACATAGTCAATCTGCACAGGCAGCCCCCGATTCCTTACAAAGATATCCCTTACAATTTCATCTGTCACTCTTTCTCACCTCCTACTGTTTTGGTGCATTTTTTATGATCCCATCCTCTACCCTTATGGTTGAGCCAGTCCACTGTAGACCTCCGTTTGCTGTTTTTTCGATTTTTGTAATAATTGGAATATCGCCTGTATACGCCCAAAGGTCATGGAGATATGCATGAACTTCTGTAGCTTGAACGGTTCCTGTTTTGATGCCATCCAAATATACAACTGTTTCTGGTGTCCCATCTGAGAAGTCTTCATCGTCCTTCACATACTTTGTACTGTAAATATGTACATTTCCATTGGATAATCCATTTTCTGTGATTGTCCAACCGCCAATAATTCCTTCAGAGCTTCTGATTTCACCAGAAAAAATACCTTTTTTTGCGTATACCGTTCCAGAAAAATAACCTTCTTCCAGATGGATTTCACCCTTATCCAGATCCCACCAGTTTTTTCCAGTCTTATCAGACAAGATACCAGCCACAATTATTCCTGCAATCAACCCTCGAGCTGTCAGTGCTGTAGTCCAGTCCCAGTCACGGCCGTCTGCTGTCCTACGGGCAGAAATCATCAGTCCCTGGGTTCCCATAGCCATAGCCCCGTAAAGAGGGGATCCTTCATCCATATTTTCAAACAAAATCGCAAGGACGTCCTGTTTTTTAGCTACATTGTATTGTGCCCGGAGGGACGCCATGGCTCCGTCAATAAAACCGGCAATCTTCTCAGCGATCACAGACCCATCCGGACGGATTGCCCCGTCAATCCGGGAAACCACGGACGATACGTCATTAAAAAAGTTGTACTGGAAATCCCCCAATACAACTGATTCCACACATTTTCGTATGGAATTATATTTCAACTTAATCACCCGGGCATCTGTGGTGATGTCCAGACGGCTGTGCTGGCAGTGGATGGTATCACCGAAACCAACCTCTTCCAGAACCTTATAATCCTTATATAGTTCCGTATCCCGCAGAAGCACCATATCCGCCTCAATGGAGATCCTGGGCTTATCCAGCCCTGCCTCAAACTGTTCCCTGCATCGTTTTTCCAGGGCTTTGTTAAGTTCGTCCTGGTCCCGGCATATGAGCACGCCGTTGTCTGCATCATCCTCCATGGCATCCTCTGCCATCTTGACGTCATCAAAGGTAATGGCTGCGGTTTTGACCGTCGGGTAACTCCCGATCAGTGGGCTGTCTACATAACCGTAGGTATTAGATCCTGAACGGATTCCAAATTCAGGGAATGTCATGGTGTGTCCGTTATAGGACTTCGGATAGATCCTTGTCACTACCCCGCTTGTATCTGTCTCTTCTGTAAGACCATCTTCCGGAATATTTTTTCCATATCTCAGTTCCACACCGTAATCGCCGCCCACACGTTCATTGACGACCACCTCAAAGTTATCAAAAAGGATTTCCCCACCCCAGCGGCTGATGAAACTGTTCGCGTCATCCCCGTTCAGGGCTTCCAGAAAATTTTTGTACTGGTAGTAAGCTGTGGCCGTCCTGGTAATGTTCGACCTCCCGTGATACTTGGAGTTGGGGGCAAGCATCATATCCAATGCCTGCTGCCCATTCTTTTTGGTAGGCCGCACATCATCCAGCCAGCAGTCACCAATTGCATCATAAAAGATTGGTTCCATATCGCAGGAAATGCCGGAATCCTTTTTCTCTTTCCTCCGGATCCGGAAAAGCTGTTCGCCATTAAAAGACGGCATTTTTACCACATTGTCCTCAGTCAGATACCTCCACCGTCCATCCGGGTCTATAGGATGTTCCAAATGAGCCTCCCAGGAACCATTAAGGACGGCGTGGACATATGCTTCTGTGGGGAGCAATGTCATATCTCCGTTCTTTTCCGGAACAGAGTTTATTTTTATAGGTAGTCTACAATAATACGCATTTACATCTACTGTAGTATTTACTGATTTCTTTCCCTTAATATAGGCTACTGCGCGGATATCCCTGGCACCGTATGCAGGATAAAAGCTATGGGAAGATTCACCGCTTTCAAAATATTCGTCATGTGTTTCCCCACTGCTGTCAATGTACGATATACCAAAATACAGGATATCATCACTTTTCCGGGAGGTTTCCATAAAAATAAAATCCTGTATGTCTTCGGCCTGGAGTGGCCACGTCAGGTTGATATATGTTTCGGTACTGACTGATGATGTACCGTTCAGGCTGACATGTACTCCGGAAGCTTTTGGCTCAATCCTGAAACGTATCCCCCAGAAAGTATCTTCGGATATATACCACTTCCCTTCCGCAAGTTCTTCCCGGGTTATTCCCTGTCTGTAAACCTGGATCATAAGCGCCTCCAATTCGGAATCACTTTAAGGGTGAATCCCGATGTGATTTTGATATCATTTTCCCCCGGCTGTAAATACAGATCTTCATAATCCCCTGTTACTGCTGTATTCATAATGACCCCATCCCTTCTGTAGGCAATCATCCTTTCTGTATCAACGGTAAGATTTTGTCCTACTGTGGCTTTCATGGTTCTCCCGTTGACAGTAAGGGTGCAGTTGCCGTTTCCTGTGATCAAATATGTTGGATGGCACAGATCATAAGGATTGTATACAGCATCCTGCATCTTCATTTCCTGAAGCCCTCCTTTTATATATTCATGAGGGTCACAGATAAATTTCACACGGAATTTTCCGTATTTCTTTATTGTCCTCACAAACTCCTTAATGATAACTTCATTTACCTTCCAAAACGTTTCTGTAGAATCAGAAAAAGTGAGACTTCCTGCCCCTCTGAGCCATCTTCTCACTTCCCGTATTTTTTCATTCCACAGTTTCTTATCGACTTTCCATCCACAGTCTACATATATTTCAACATTCTCATAGTTTCCTGTTCTCAGGGCAACAGGAGTATCCTTTCCTGCTATTTTAATATATTCTATCTTTTCTTTTCCCGTAGGAATATTCGGACGGTTTTCCACATATATGTGATGGCTTTGTGCGGTTTCTCCATTAAATTCAAATCCATATCTATGCAAATACCCTCACCCCCTTGGAAGCATAAAAACTCTTTCTGTTTTTGTTGACTGCCTTCATGGATATCTCTTCTACTTCTGTCCTGCTCAATACTCCGTTTAAATAAATTGGCATTGTCACGGTAATATTGCCAGAATGATCGGATCCGTCTCTCTGACTTTCATACCGTTCACCCGATGTTATTGCACCCGATATATCTGCCATATCAAGGGGATTTCCAGCAATAAGTTTCATGCTGTTTCTTATCTCTCGTTCCACATCTGGCATTTTCTTCTTAAATCCAACAGGCAGCCCCATGGCTGAAAGGACGCCGATCTTTTCAAATACCCCGGAGGGCGAATGGATGTCCAGGCTTTCGTTGGCCTGCCTTACAGCTGCAGTACACATCTCTGCCACAGCATTTATAACGCTTGATCTTCCCGCGCTTATGCCGTTTGCCAGTCCATAAGATAGATTCAATCCTGAATTATAGATGCTATCCGTGTCTACAGATTTTTTCACTGCCCTCGTAGCGTCTGTTCCTATTCCTGCGGCTTCCATAACAACCTGTCTTTTTCCCGATGCCAGTGCATTTCTTATTGCTGTCGTCACCAGTTGCCCCAGATCTGTACCTGCTTCTTTTGCAGATTTCTGAGATGTTTTTATCCCTCCAGTAAGGCCTGCCACAATAAAAACACCTGATTGTTTCGTCTTTGTTGATGGGGATGCAACTCCTGCCCCCTTATTTACAGCCTCTATTGTTTTTATTCCAAGATCTGAACCTTCGTCTGCCGCCTGTTTCTGAGCATTCTGCATTCCTTCTACAAGGCCTTTGACCACATATTTTCCGCTTTCCTCTGCCTCCATGTTCATGGATTCTGCCAGTTTATTCCAGTCTTCTGTACCGCCTGCGGCCAATTCACCCACTGCCTGGGTCAGTTCCTGACCCCAGTCATTGCTCATACTTTTAATATCAACACTCTGTTCCCACAGCTCATTTGCTTTTTTCAGTTCATCCCCTGACATATTTACAAACTGCTGCATATAGGTGGATCCTTCCGGTCCCATTGAAGCCAGATACTGCATCAGCCCTTCGCTGATTGCCACTTGGGTTCCATCAGAAGTCGTTTTCACATCCGTCATGAGAGTATTCATATTCTGTTCCCAGTTAAGCACACCATCTACCTGGGACTGCATATTTGCAAGGATCTGATCTTTTGTGATTTCTGTACCGGCATTAAATTCCTCAAACATGTTCATCTGGGATTCTAAGGCTCCCTGAACGTTTTCCTGCATAGTAAGAACAGAATTTGTTACCTCTGTTGCCAAGGCCTGCTGTCCCTGGGAAAGCTGATTATAAGCTTCCAGCTCCTGTCCGGCTTTTTCAATGCTCAGATCCGCTGCTTCCTGTTGCCGCGCCGCCGCATCTGCATTGGCATTTTTAGCATCTGTGTTACCTTCAGTAGAATCCGTATTTGCATCCACGTATTCTGAATAGGTGTTGATTTCTTCCTGCGCCGTTGTTACAGAATCATTGAGTTTTTTCTGAGCTTCTTCCTGTTCTTCTTTTTTCTTTGTAAGAAGCTCCTCGTCCTGCGCCATAACCTGATAGGCTTCTGACACATCCATCAAAACACCATTGTATTCAATCTGAGCTTCTGACGTATCATAGACTTTTGCCATAAGCTCTTCTGTAGTTTCGCCGTTTCTCTTCTCTGCATCGGAAAGCGCCTTAACCGCCGCTTCTTTTTCTTTCTGTTTATCAATGACTGCCTGATCTGCTTCCAGGCGCTTATCATTGATAGCGCTCAGGGCATCCGTGGTATCTTTTAACTGCTGTTCTGCCTTGGTCTGTTCAATCTCAGCATCCACTAATTTTTCTGTAGATTCCTTGATTGCCTTCTGAACAGCTTCGATCTTTGCCATTTCCAAATAACTGTTGATATATTCCCGGATTTCTTCTGATCCCATGCTGAGTTTTCCGGTTACGGAATCAATCTCCAGACCCATTTCCGGGAACATGGTATTCAGTTCCCTTACTACCATGTGCATACGCCCCTGTTCGGTGGTCGTAAGTTTTGTTTTCTGCCTCAGGGATTCCAGCTCATTTACAAGCCTATGTGCCGTTTCTTCACTGGCGGCATGATCAGATACTGTGGTTTCGATTCCTTCTGTTGCTTTATCAAGAGCTTCCGCCGCTTTTCCAGCGCTTTTGTTGACAGCATCTGCCGCATCCACCAGTTCATAGGTGGCATCCCTGGCATTTTTACTGTCTCCGGCAAGAACAGCCACTGCCGCTGTAAGCGCTACAATCCCTCCTACAACTAACGTAGCCGGATTGGCAAGTATTGCAGCATTTAATCCCAAATGTGCCGCTGCCGCCGTTTCTGTGGCGGCTGTCATTGCCGTTTGGGCTGATGTCAGTGTCTGTATCGCTTTTCCTGCCTCAGTCGCAGTTTTAAGGGCTTTTACTGCTGTATAAACTTTAACTATCTGAGGTCCTGCTACCCCTGCCGCAGCTCCTACCGCCCCCATAACAGATACTGTTTTCTTGGCTGGATCAGACAGATTCTTAAATTCCTTCGTAATTTCTTTCACTGCTTTTGTAGCCACGTCAATGGCTGGTGTGGCGACTTCAAGAAACTCCCCCACCATTTCAGAGCCTGCGGTTTTTAGATTGTTAGCCGCCACTGTAGCTTTATCCCACGGATCCAGGGTTGATTCAAAGGTATCTTTTACTGTATCTTTATAATCAATCATGGATTCTGACAGATTATCCAGGTTGATTCTTCCACCCCGAATTCCATCTGCCATAACCTGTGCCCCCTTGGTTCCAAACGTCTCCTGAGCCAAAGCAAGGGCTTCTGTGCTGGTCTTTGCACTTTTAATCTTCTGTATAGTTTTCTCAAGTCCCTGTCTTGCACTCAATCCTTCTTTTGCATAGTTATTGGTTGCAGTTTTTAACCCGCGCAGAGCCGTTCCTGCATCCACACCATTTGTTTCAAATACAGCAAGAAGATTCGCAGATTCTTCTATACTGAGATCAAGTTCCTTAAACATGGCTGCATTTTGATCAAGCTCTGACATTAATCCTGATACACTTTTTCCTGTTTCCTGCCCTCTTGCAGTCAGAAGCCCCAAAAATCCACCTGTCTGTTTCGTTGAAACTCCAAACTGTTCCATGATTCGATCTGCCGCATCTATGGATTCATTTAAGTCAGTTCCATTAATCTCCGCAAACTGCATAAATTCTTTTGAAGTCTTTTCAAGGATCTCTCCCGTCTGACCAAACCTTGTGTTGACTTCCCCGATAGCCACCCCTACATCCACCATCTCAACAGGCATATCCCCAAAGATATGATTGGCGGATTCTGTCAGGCTATCCAACACTTTTCCTGTAGCTCCTGTCTTTGTAATGATAGTATCGTACCCCTCATCCAACTCCAAAGCTGCGTCATATGCTGCCGATGCCATTTCTCTCATTTTTCCAGAAAAAGCATCTGCGCACTCTGCGATCTTCTCAACTACAAAAACTTTGTTCACAGAAGTATTTAGTTCTTCCGTTGCCTCTGCCGCTACATTAACCTGTTTCCCAAAAGCGTCAATAGAGGATGCGCAGCCGTCAGCAGACTCTTCCGCTTCTTTCATATAAGCCGCATTTTCGTTTAATGCTCTTGTTGCAGAAATAGTCTGGGCTTCCGCATTATTTAAGTCCTTCTTCCAGTCCAGAACCCGGCTTCCTGCGCGCTGGTAGGTCTCTTCACCTTTTTCTACTGCTACAGACAGTTCTCCTACCACTTTTTTCTGTGCTTCTATTGCCTCTTTGCTTGCATCCTGGGACGTTTCCATTGTATCTAACGTTTTCTGTGCTTTCGTCAGCTTGTCCTTATACTGTTCCAGCTCTGTCCCTACTCTTTTGTAATCTTCCTGAGCATGCTCCAGGCCTTCTCGAACTGCCTTTTCTTTTTTCACCTGTTCATCCAGTATCTTCTGCAGGACATCATGTTTTTTACTTAGAGACTCCAGCATGTTTGCGCTCCCGGCAGTCTGGGCGCTGACCAGTTTCATTTCGGATTTCATTGTAGACAGTGATTTATTACATGAGGTAACAGCTGCCTTAAAATCGCGTTCGCCATCAAGTGCAATGATGGCTCCTATTTTTCTTTGTTTTGCCATGTGCTCCTCCAAAAAAGCATAAGAAAACCGCCTGCCCTACAACTGACAAGCGGTCAATCTTATTTGTTCTTTTTTAAAGCTTTCTCTGCTTTCTTAATCACCCATGGGCCATGAAGAATATACCCTATAAACCTCCACCCCATAATCCATGCTATGATTCTCCAAATAAGAGTTTCCAACGCTATTACAAAAACGGCTGATGCAAGAAACGTAACAACAATCATTTTAGGGTTCAAATCCAGTCCTCCCAGGAGGGAAACAATCAAATAGACTGTCAGTAGCATTGTGCTCCCTCCGTGATATTTGAACCACCGGATCACTTTCTGTTTTCCATTCATCGTAAGCCCTCCTTTCTGTTACGGTCATTGTATCATATCCGGCATTATAAATCCATAAGGGAGACCTCTTTTTCCTCTTCCTTAAAGAGATATTTTTTCAGCTTGAAATTATAGAATTTCTTGTACTCTTCAAACAGGTCGCACCATTTTCCAAAGTACATCCGGGAAATCTCTTTTTCGGTATAACCGATCTCCATTCCGATCAAGACCACCCACGCAAAATTTATCGGTTCTGGCTCTCCTTCTCCGTGTTCTGCGCGGGTTCCGGGTTTTTTCTTTTAAAACACCTCATAAATTCCATATGAAGAATTTCGCTGAGTTCTTTCGGCGTCATATCAACAGCTCTCATAAGATCTATTTCTTCTACTTCCTTTGTTTTTCCCTCTGCTGCATATCCCTCTCTGACCATGGAACAAAGAGCAAATTTCAGAGCCTTGATATCAGGTGTACCGGAGATCCCTATTGTACGTCCTTCCTCGTCCTTTTTGACACTGCCATCCTCATTTACCAGAGGCTTGAACCCCATCAGTTTATTTTCAAATTCTGAAATGTCTTCAAACCTGTCCTGTATCTGTTCCAAAACCAGCATATCACAGCGAATAGGATATGTTTCTCCAGATAAAACAATTCGGTTCATTTCTTTCTCAAACATTTTTTCGCCCCTTTATTATGATTCCTGTCCAAAATATGTCGTATTAATGGTTGTAAGTGCTTCTTCTTCCGTAGCATGAGATTTTGTCTTTTTCCAGACACCCTCTGCGTTAGCAATCGCACGTCCTGTTAAGGTCGGCGTCTTATACTCAATGTTTTCTCCCTTGGTCGCATATTCTCCGGCAGGCTCAGAGAACTTCACTTTCGGAAGGAAGTTGGCTACAAACTTTCTCGCGCCATTCACTTTTTCTACAGAAATCCATGCAAGTCCAACGTATCCCGCCTCATCGTTTACATCGTACACAACTTCTTCTGTTGCTTCTGTCCTGCCAAACATAGCCTTGTGCATTGCGATCGGAAGTTCCGTAGTATTCAGCGATACATCCGCATACCGGAATTCCTTATCATACTCTACCTGTGCATCGTCTCCATACAGGCTTCCTTCTGCATAAGACGGCGTTACCGTGATTCCGATAGCCTTTCCGCAGGCTTCCGGTTTTTCATAAGTTGTTTCATTTGTCATTTTTCCTACAATTGGTTTTCTTAATCCTACAAATGCCATATCTTTTCTCCTTTACTCTTCTTCAATGTCACATTCAAATATAATGTGTCTGATTCTTTCCTCATCCTCTGTCAGAACAGTGATTTCCGGGAATGTAAATCCGGCTTCAGACAAGGCTGATCTGATTTGTTTTTTTAACTGGGTAAATGGCTCGCCCTGCGGCAGAAATAAATGAATCTGTACGCTGTTAATGATTGTCTCCGGGGCATCATCCGCAAATTCTGCCCCGTAATCCCCTGCATAGTTATAAGTAATCCACTTACGTTCTTCCCCTTTGTATACATCAGGAACACAGGGAATGCCAAAAGGTTTTATTGTCTCTATGATCTTCTCAAAGGTTGTCAACAGCGCCCACCTCCCTGTCAAATACCTCCTGCATTTTTTCCGCAACAGGATCCTCACTCTCCCGGACTGCCGGACTGATGACTGGTGTTGCTCCCTGTTTTGACGTACCAAATTCCAGATAACAGGCTTTTTCCATATTCCGAACGCCTTTTTTATCCTTTCCAGTAGGGCGTACTGTAATGCTGTATCCTTCTCCTGTACGTTTCGGTTTGGTAGGTCTGATAGATTTCTGCATTTCGCCTGTCTCTTTGTGCGCGGATGCTCTGTTCTTTACGTTCCTTTCCAATATAGGAACAGCCTCTTCCAGCATGACAGGTGCAATCCGGTCTATATCCAAAGAATCCAGTTCTTTCATCAGATCATCCAGTCCTTCAACGCTGAAGTTTGCCATGCTGTCTCCTTTCCCCGGTGAGCTGTATCATTCTCGATTTCTCCGGCTTATAAGAACGTTTCACATCGTAAACCTCTCCGGTCGCTTCATCCACAAAAAATGATGCTCCGTTATAAGCGCAGGCTGCAATCTCTACAATCACCGTAGCTTCATAGCCACACTGATTTGCCAGTATCTCGTCCTGCCTGGAGGTATCCTTAAAGCTTGCCCGGATCCCGCCTAAATACTTCCATGTTTCTTTTACAAACCCTTCGGAATCCTGCTCAGTAATCTTCCTGATTGGAAGAGAAATGCTTCTGTTCTGCATCATTCAGCCTCCATGGTCAGGCGGAATACCTTCCTCCTGTATAACTCCAAATATTTTTCGGTGTCAGTTCTGTCGTCTCCCAGGTATGCCTTTACATAAAGAGTGGCGGCGGTGAGCATCTGAGGATTTTGTTCTGCTGCGCTCATTAACCTCTCAGGTACTCCAGAAGCCTTCATATCCTCCAGACAATCGTTCAGATACAAATTGATGTCTTCATCATAAACCTCTATTTCTTCCGGTATTCCGCAACGTTCTTTGATCATCCGTAGCATTTTGCCGCCTCCTTACATTTACCCGCCGATTACGGTATTGTCTGTAATTGTCAGTTCACCGTTCACAAAAGCTTCTTTGTCCTTTAAAATACAGTCTTCGCGCTCAATTGCCCGGAACAGTGTCAAATCTTCCTCGAATGCATTTAATGACCCCGCCATTGCCACGTTGGATGTCATGATTGTGAGCAGCTTTCTGTCGAAGAATTTTACTGCCTCTTTCAGATCTCCAATGATCATAGGAATCTTACGTTTTTTCGCTTCACTAACATCAGACGGCATATCGGCATTCGGGATTACAAATACAGGAATCCTGGTTGCGCCGGCGCAAAGCACCATCTGCATCGGATCAGCTGGCGTAGGCTGAAGAAGGTATTCTCCTTTTTCATTTTTCAGGGTATCTAAATACTGAAGACCATCGTCATTTGTCACAATCCTGGACGTAGGTTTAAACGCCTGTCCCAGTGTTACATTCAGGGCCTTTTTGATATCATCCAGACTGGCAATCGCTGTTTTTGCTTTTTCATTAATCACAGCAAGAATAATTTTGTTTCTTGTAACACGGGATTCGTTTCCGATCCAGCTTGTCAGCGCCTCTGTAATGTTGGCGTCAGAATCCTGAAGAAGCTCGTTTGTTACCGGGAAATAGCCGGCATATTTTTCAATCTCGTAGTCAAGGCGCTCAAACTGCGGCGTTGTTTTGGCTCCAATCTTTCCGCCTTCCCCTACTTTTGTAAAACCAGTCTGCTGAGAACGTTTTTTAAAGGTTCTGGAACCTTTATTGGTACTTACGCTTTCCACATCTACCAAGTTGATGAGAGATGCGGTTGCTTCCCTGTAGGTATTGATGCGGGTCTGAATGTCTTCCGGCACTGTATAACCGCCGTCTGCCTGAGTTCCTTCTTTCATAGTGTTTCGGAATCCGCTTCTGGCAGCGTCCGCAAACTCCTTTATGGAATCCTTTTTCTGTACCGGTTCTGCAATTCCGGTATTTACCTGCTGCGTAATGTTCTGAACACCTTCGTCCTCCAGATCTTTCAGAATGTCAAATTCGTCCTGAAGTGTTTTCAGTTCCTCTTTCGCATTTTTTGCCTCTTCAATTTTCCCCTGATCTACCAGATTCTTGATCTCTGCTTTCTTGCTGTTGATCTTGTCCAAAAGTTCCAGTAATTTTTTGTTCATTTTTTCTCTCCTTTATGTTTTTATTGATTCCAAAACAGTGTGTCCCCCGGTGTCTCCGTGTAGTTTAGGCTCTTCGGAGCATAAAAAGAAGACGCCTAACCCCGCGCCTCAAAGGGAGATCCAGAATCACCGCCTTTCCGTATTGAAAAAGGAGAGCCGAAGCCCTCCCTTAAAATTATGCTGCTTTTGTTTTATACCATTTCCTTCTGATTCGTAAAACCTGATTTACAAAATTAAAAAATGTCAATTTCTTTTCTAAAGCAAAGTCTTTAAGTTCTTTTCTTTTTAAGTCATCCATTTGCAAATAGATTATTAGCATCTCCTTTAATATGTGATATTTTTCTTTATATAAGAAAAAATCGTTCTTGAAAGAAGTTCCATTCTGCATTATAATATTTACAGAAGGAAACTTCTTTGGTGGAAACGCTCGTTGACTTGGTAGGTTGGTCGGGCGTTTCTTATTTTTCTTTTTTCAGACTTTCGTGTAGGTCGTTTACCATTTCTTCAAGCAAATCTGTTTTCGTTTTTCCAGTAATCTCTGAACATTCTTGAAATTTTCTTACAGTTGTTTCTGTTGCCCTTAATGCGATTTGTTTATTCTTTGGTTCTTTTCCTACAATCGGTCTTCCTGTTCTCGGCGACATATTCTTCACCTCTCTTTTATGCCTAGGCATAATATAATATATGTCTATGCGAAAGTCAAGAGTTTTTTCAAAATTTTTCCGTCCTACCTACGGAATTAAAAAGAGAGCCTGTTTCCAAGCTCCCTGTCTAATCAATTACCAAATAGCAAATCATATCTTTCTATTACTTCTTTCATTCCTTGTTGACGCATGCTTTCTTGTTCTTCGTTCAGCTCTGAAATATCTTTTACCTTACTTTCTATTTCAGATAATCCAGAATTTATACGGCAAGTATACGCATTCACTTTGTTTAGATCTGTTATCTCACCCTCATCATTCTCATATTTGTATTTTTCCTCCTGCGTTAAATCAAGACTTAATGTTAATTCAATGTCAGAAAAATCATATTTATATTCGTTATTATAATCGTTAAACATATACACCAACTGCGTGTCGTTGTAATATGATTTTAATAATGGCATTCTTGAAAAATCAACTTCGTTTTTTTCAGACGTATAATAACACGTTACATCAATATCTTTTTCCTCAATCAGCCAATAAAAGCTCTCTTCACTTAGTCCTGTCTTGTCCAACGTTACAACCACATACGGATAGTAACCAAATCCAGAAGAACTTTTTTCCGTATACACATCCACACTTTCAAGCTTTAATATTTCTCCGTTATACTGAATATTGTCATATGGAAGCTTTTCTATATCTTCTTCAACTCCCCTATCAATATTTGCTGATTGCGTTTTAGAGGAACATCCTGTCGATACACCTAATAAAAGTACGCATACACACAACAATAATCTTTTCATACCTATAACCTCCCAATCCGAATTATGATATTTAGATTATAGCATTATTTTTTAGAAAGTTCTATGTATTTTGTACAATATTGACAGCTAACATTCTATTTTTTTTATTCTACCTATGGTTTTTTAACGGGTGCTCAATTTGAACGAGGGTTCAAACTGAGCACCCGTTAATACTACAGAGTATTTGTCAAATCTATCATGATTTTTATTGTGGATATTCTTAATTGCATTTGCAGGGTCTTTATACTACAGTGCATATCCAATCTGTATTCTGCTCATATAGATGTTGTTTTCCTCATCTACATAAAAATCGCATACTGTTCCTAAAAATTCGCCATGCTTCACAAGTTTTAGTTTCATAATCAGCAATCCTTCCTTTCACAATGTATTTATAAGCAATATGATATATTTTAAAATTTTTAGCATTAAAATAAGACACAGCATTTCACTATGTCTTTCATTGTTTTAAGGAAATCAGGAACATGCCCTGACAGGACTTCTCCCTATAATAAAAGGATTCAGATACCATACATATCCAAATCCTCAAGAATCTCGTTCTTCATTTTTTCTTTTTCATCCGCCTGCTGCTTTTCGCTGATGGCTTTTTGTCTCAACTCATCCGTCAGCCACATGCCACTGTAACTGTTCGTGTACTGCGGGGTCTGCTGATCTGTCATGATCTCATCCACAAAACCATATTCCAGACACTGATTTGCAGTCAGCCAGGTTTCCCGGTCCATCAGCCGGAGGATTTCTTCCTGGGAGCGTCCTGATTTCTCTGTGTAGGCTGCTGCCATTGCGGCATTCATCTGTTTCAGGATTTCTGCATTTTTCTGCATATCATGATAATCCCCAGACGCCCCACGCATGGAAACATTATGGATCATAACCATGGCAACCGGACTGATCAGGCATCTTCCGGCCATGGCAACCACTCCGGCAGCACTTCCGGCCAGGCTCTGAATTTTGATCGTCACTTTGTCATTTCCGCGAAGGGCACTGTAAATCTCCTGCCCCGCCATTACTGAGCCGCCACCGGAGTTCACCAGAACTTCAATCTCTTCTCCGTCTGCTGCTGCATCCAAAATGTCCTTCACATCTTTTGGACAGGTAGCGTCCATTTCAAACCAGTCATAAATCCATTTGTCATCATTACTGATAATATCGCCGCGTATATTAATTACTGCCATTACCCTCACCTCCCTTCGCATACTGCTGTCCCACTTGGGTAAGAGGAATATAATTTCCGTTTACAATCAATCTGTTTCCACCCTCTTCTGAAGGCTGGTCAAGATATTCCCTTGCTTCATTCGGAGTATAAATTCCATTATTTACTGCTTTTGCCAGATTTTCCATCTGCGTTTTGCTGTCTGCCCTGAGGATGGCTTTTTCGTTGAATTTATAGAAATACTGATCGGCAATTTCTTCCGGCATCAGGATTTTCCCATTGATTTCTTCTTCATACATTTTCAGACGGTATGACATGGTGTCAACCAAAAAAGCCAGCTGCTGCGTCTCGCTGTTTGCATAGCTGGATTTTTCATAATTGTTGATCTGATTGGGCTTGATCCCGAATGCTCCGGCAATCTGTAAAGCACTGTATTTCCTCAGTTCAAAAAACTGTGCGTCAGCAAGGCTTACATTTAACGGGGTAAGGGTCAGCCCCATAGGAACCGGAACAACCTTTCCGGCATTCTCTGGACCGGAAAGCCGGTCTGCAAATTTTCTCTGCAGTTTCTTTACCCTGTCATCATCCAGATCTCCGGTATACTGCATGGCCATGCTTGCAGTAAGGCCGTGTTTATAAAGCTGGTTCATATATCCCTGGCTTTCATTTGCCCCGTCTACCGTGGCTTTCAGGATGTTGCGAACAGGCTCTCCCATGAACCCGTCCAGGCTGTACCAGGTCTTAAAGTGCAGAATCTCACTGTTTTTAAACAAATACTGTTCCCCGGTTCTGGGATCATTATATTTATAATACATATTTCCTTTTCCGCCCCAGATTCCCAGATCATCCATGATCGGGGTAACATACTGGCTCTGCATAGGCCACATATCCATGATCTGATATTCCCCGCCGTATTTGGATGGAAGAAATCTTCCTCTGAGCCATATATAACCATTTCCATAGTGCTGACAATTTTGCTCTACGGTTGTCCACATGGTTGTCGGTGTCATGAATGGATTTGGCCGTACCGTCATCAGTATTCCGGCTGTAGTCGGATCTGCCCGTATTCGTCCCCGTTCAGTCTGCTGATAATATTTCAGCGGCATTTTTCCAATTGTTTCTGACAGCATTTTCAGGCATGTGTAATAAGTCACCTCTGAAATTGCCTTTTTATTGTTGGTATGGATTCCCAGCCATTCAAGGAGCTGTTCATCGTTTAAGTCAGCAGTCGGACGAATTAGTTCCGTCATGGCGTTCTTGATTCTTTTTACAATATTCATTACCAGTCACTCTCCAAAAAATCGTCTATTCCTTTCATTACGGAAGGATAAAACTCATGGTACATAGCCAGTTTATACGCACACAAAACCGCATCCACCGGGTCAATCCTCTTGGTCGTGGCATCCTTATCAATCTTAATCAGACCATTGTTCCTGCGGATCACAGCATTACTCATAGCATAATTCAGCACTGGATTATAAAGATACAAGATGTTCCCGGAATATACCTGCTCCCGGAAACCCTGAGTAGATTCGTTTAGTGATTTATGGCTTTGGAACACTTCTTCCACATCGTATCCCTCATCCGACAGATCCATCATCAGCTTGCTGGCGTTGGCCGGGTCGAAGCAAAGAGTTTGGATGTTCCATTCTTTTTTTCTGCATGTATCCAGAACATAATTCATGACAGCGGCCTGATCTACAATCGGCGTATCAGTCACCGTCAAAAACCCCAGTCTCTCCCATGCGTCATAGTCTACCTTGTCCTTTGCTTTTCGCTCTGCCAGCTTCTCCCGGTTTGGAATGAAAGAATGGGAATATATGATATATTTCATGATCTTTTTTCCCGATTCATCCACTTCCTCACTTAAAAAGGGAATCACAAAAGCGACAGAAGTCAGGTCAATCTTGGCCGACATGTCGAATCCCACATAAACATCCAATCCTCTGGTATCTATTGGTATTTCTTTCACCTGACAGGTTTTCCATTTCGCCATGTCCATGTAGCCATTTTCCTTTGCTTGTACCCAGATATTCAGCATTTTGGTAAGAAAGGCTGTCATTTTCTCTGGAATACTTTTTGCAATATTCCAAGCGTTCCTGATTTTCTTTCTTCCGTTTTCATAGCTCATTCTGATCGGATTCGCTTTTTCCCAAAGTTTTTCATCTTCCAGATTCTTTATATCTTCTTTGTAGTCTTCCGGATCCACCTCACAAATATCAATCAGGTACTCCTCGTTCCAGATGTCTACATCTGGATTTAAAATTCCCGAACAGTATGTGTACTCCTGGGTGTAACAAGGATATGTCAAATCCATTCCTGCAGTGGTAATAATCATCAGGAGCGGTTCTTTTGTATTTGAACCTAACCCCAAATCATAAAATTCCGTTGTCTTGTGCTGGTGGTATTCATCCAGGATCAATCCTGCCGGGTTTGTTCCATCTCCATTTTGGCCATCTTCCTTTGACAACGCTTTTATAAAGCTTCCTGTCTTCCTGTGCAGGATCGCGTCTCTTGTGATCTTAAATTTTGACTTTAACGGAGAATTATTCAGCATCAGCTTCGCTTCGTTCAAAATAATCTTGGACTGATCCCGTTTTGTTCCGGCCGTGTAATATTCATAGTTTTCCTGGTTTTTTGTGGCGCAGACAGAGATCTCATAAAGCGCCACCCCGGCCTCCATCTGAGATTTTGCATTTTTTCTTCCAACTTCTATGAAGGACTGTTTAAATCTTTTGTATCCGGTTTTTAATTCCCTCCATCCATATAGCTGGCATAAATTAAATTTTTGCCATAGTGTCAGTGTAATTGGTTGACCAGCAAGATCTCCTTTTGAATGCCTGAGAAGAGCAAACCAATCTATAATAGCCTCTGCTTCTTCCTCATTCCAGTAGTAAGGCCATGGATCTTTCAGTGTATTCCTGGCTGTTTCTTTTTTGCAATCTTCTATAAACCTCAGACACGCCCATTTATGTTTTTTCCCGGATGAAATCCTGTCATTTACACAATCTTCTGTATAAAGGAGTAGTTCTTCTCTAATACTCATATATTTCCGAACTTCCTCGTGATATCTTCCTGGGTCTTGTCTGTTTTTATAGCGACTGCTTTTAATCTGGCATCAATGGTCAAGCCACACAAGGATGCGAATTTTCTCATTTCTTCCGCATATGTTCTTTGTATATCAACCATGGGATTTTTTACCACGATAACTCCCGTCCTGGTTTCTCTGTCTATATAGAACGTCTGGTTTTTCAGGATTTCTGTTGCTTTTATATAATTCGCAAATGCATTGCAATAACCGCCCAAATTGTTTCGGTCCAGATTTCCGATAAGATTGATTTTTTTCAGTTCTTTTACTATTCGTTTCCACTCTTTCACTGCCACTTCATCAATCAACCAGTCCGGTGGGCGGCTTAACTGGTTCGATCCTGTCGTTGCTTTTTTCTCTTCGTTTTTACGCTGTTCCATGCTGATTATCGTAAGATTTCCCTTTTGCATCTCCAGCGGTTTGCGTGGTCTTCCCATGGGCTCCCCTCCTTCCTGCCAACTTTTTATTCGTATTTAGAAAATTGTGTAAGGAAAAGAGGCAGTGCGGTCTGAATCGGTTTTTCAAAACTTTTCAGATCCCCCCTGCCCCTACCAGTTTTCTGTATTCTATCAACATCTGCTGTAATTCTTTCTGGATTTTCTTTTTATCTTTTCGATACAACGCTTCGATAAAGCTGTGTGTATCATGATGCAAGCTCATCAGGTTCTCCATGTTATTTCTTTGATTCCAGTCTTCTTTTAACGGAATGATATGATGTACTGTATCAGCTCCAAGTATCCTTCCCTCTGTCATAAAGATATAGACATCATAATTCTGGTCTGCTTCCAATGCCGCAGCTCTCGATCTGCTCCATTCGCTACTGTCATAATACTGTTTGCTTTTCTTGTCCCTGCTATACCTGTCATACTCTTTGTGTCTGACTTTACCGCAAGAACACCTGCTGCCGGATGAAATCCTCTTTCCGCAGCGACCACACCTTTTATATATTGCCATTACATCACCACCTTTTATTTTAAAAATACAGTCCTGCCAGCCCCATATACGACCGCCGATTGCGACCGCTAGAAAGGAGGTATGCGGCTAATGAGTAAAACCAAATGCTGCCGGGGCTGCGCACGCTGTACGATAATAAGCAATTAAAAAGACACCTGACTTCTGCCAGATGCCTTTGATTCAGCAGCCAAGCTGTGACACCTGGCTGCCGTGAGATGGGGGATTAATGATTTTTGTTCATCAAATTCCATTTACACTATATCATAAGGTGAGTAGGAAATAAAAGGAAATGTTTATATTTTAAGGTTCAACAATGCATTTTCATGAATCTGCGTTGCTCTTCTAGTAGAAAATCCCATTTCCTCAGCTACTTCTCCCCATGCTAATCCGTTTATGTACCTCAACCTCAGCACTTCCTGTTCATCCTCGTTTTCCAGGTTCCGGATGCTCCGTTCTATCTTCTTTCGTATCTTAACCTTTTCAAGACGTTCTCTTTTAAGATCTTCAATCATTTCATCTAAGGTCGCCGCATATCCCGATAAGTCCGTCTGACTGCTGCCATGCGGCATCCCATCCTGAACAATGGAAGGAAACATTTTATCCAAGCGGAGACACTGGATCTCATCAAGAATACGCTGTTCTCTTCTCAGTGCTTTCTTATACGATTTCAGATATTCTTTTTTCTTTTCATTTTCTGTCAGTTCTTTTTCGTCCATTGTCTCCTCCTGAATTTTTTAATCCTCTTCTGATCCACGTATCATTGCTTCCAGTCTGGTATAGCTTGGACAGATTCTGATTCCATGCTTATCCTCCAGAAGAATACAATATGGGAATAGTTGTTTTACTGTATATGTGATTTTCTTCTTTGCAATCATGCGTCTACTACCTTGGTCTTCCCGCACTTTTGCTTCGACTACAATTTTCTGCCCACGGCTGTACCCGTACTTGCGTTCCAGGGCTCTCTGCTTTTCCTCTCGTCTGACACCGTTTAGGGCTTCTCCCTGTACCTGATCAGGGTATCCTTCACTGTTTTTGTACATGCTGCACCTCCTCAAATAACTCCTGAGTCTCTTCCTTCTGGCTTTTGTCAGCTTCTTCCGGGCATTTCTGGCAATCGTCTCCTGCTGCCCCGAAGCAGCCGTTACAGTCTTTATTCATGGTTTATCCCCTCCTCTGGTTTGTACGGTTCCGGAAGTGGTTGCCAGGCTTCCACTTCTCCATTTGGCACTCCGGCAAAACTTTGCCATGTTCCTTTTTCATAACGCAACGGGTAGATATATACCTCCTCGTTTACTTTATTATTCATATTTCTCACCCTTATCACAAATTGTGTCAAAACTTCTTTTCCTTCTTCCGGCAGTCTTTCACTTACAGGAATCCAACCGCCATTCTCTGTTTCATTCATGTGGGAACGGATAATATTACTAATTTTGAACGCCACGCCTGTAGCGCCCAGTGCATACAAGGCATTATGTCCGTACACATATTCTTTTTCGATATTTTCTATCTCTTCCAAAATCTTCTCTAATACGTTCATTTTTTTAACCGTCCTTTCTCTTTGTTCCAATCAAATGAAGAATATGCAATACATTGTCTGCACTTTTCTGTTGTCTCGTCATTAAATTTGTCCGGGATTCCAGAGCATGTGCCATTCGTATCTGTAGCACCATATTTCTTTCGCAGACTACACTTTTCCATGCGCTTATTTATGTGGCATTGCTTGCAAACGATCTTTTTTCCTGTCGTGCATCCTTCTTGCCTTGCGTAGTATGCCGCCCAAGCTTTACTTACTCCAACTCTACTACTACTCCAGCTCAATATATTTTCTCCGCATACATCACAGTAAACATCTGTTGTCACTTCTCTATATATTGCCATTTTTATTCTTCCACCCTCCTACTCAGCATCTGCTGCCGCCAATCCTCTCTGTGCTGATTGCGGGTATCGTCCTCGTGGATCAGGATGCCTTTGCGGTCGCAGTGACCATTGTCGTTGTCTATACAGGTTGCACAGGTTTTATTAACCATTCTTGATTCTCCTTTCCAGCTCTTCCCGGACTTCCGGCACATCACAAAGGCCGAATCCGTCCAGGATATCAATGTTGTTTGAGCAACTGTTACAGTCCATTCCGTCACAATTTACTTTTTCTGCCATTTCCTGGCAGCGTTTAAAGTCTTCTACCATCTGATCTATGATCTCTACCGTAAGGGTAACGTTATCTGCGTATTTAATCTCCATTAATTTACTCCTTTCCTCAGTGCGCAAAATGTACACAGCGCTTTTAGTGTTGGGGCTGACTGTTTGATGCTCTGCAAAAGTGGAGTCTCCCAGCACGCTTCTCCGCATTCCGGGCAGGTGGTTAATTTCCATCCTTTCTTGCCCTGTGGGATATTACCCTTTAAAGGCATACATGCGTATCCTCCGGTTTCTTTTTTTGCTTCTGGGCCATATTTTTACATTCATAAATAACTCCTCCCGAATATTTTTCTAAACTCTTCTCTGGTGTGGGTTTTTTCAAATTCCTGCTGCCCGATCTGATGCAGGACATTTTGTGTCTCCTGGCATCTGTGGACTGCTGCCGGTCCTGTAAGATGGTGTTCCGGACAAAGATAGACTTTTAACCCTTCCTCTTCGGAGTGGATCCGGTTCGGACCTCCGAAAATGTGATGCTCATGGAGGGTTCTGTGTTTATGATGGTCTCCATTCAGCAGAATACAAAGATAACAGGTATGATTCTTATCTTGTAAGATACTTGGTTTATGGTGTTTTCTCTTCTTTTTCGCTGGTGTTTTATGAAATAATAGTCCTGTCTGGTCCATAGTCTCCTTTCCGGGGCGGATAACCGCCCCTTGGTATTTGTGTGATATATTTGGATTTTAGTTGCACCCTTTTCTTTTTCCTCTGCTGCATCCGTCATTTGAATTAATACTTTCATCAAGCCCATTGTTTAGCCGGCAGTAAGCAAATTCATTTCCCTGGCAGTCGTTGTCTTTACGGTAATATTCGCATTCGCCGCAGAGGACGATTTTGGAATACCGGTTGTTTTCATTCAGGATCGCGCAGAGGCGATCTCCTGCAGGGCATCCCACACAGATCTCATCCGCTTTCTCCTGGGATACTCCCTCTATTTTTTTACAGTTATCGCAAGCCGTACTCATTAACCCATCCAAAAGCTCTACCAGTTTCTCTTCCTGCATTTCTTTCTCCTCTCTGTCATGGCCTCGATAAATACTTTCAGATTCCCTGTTTCCCGCCGCCAGATCGGCTTCGATGTCTGGAACCAAAGACATTTCCCGCAGAGTACTATCCCTTTTGGAGGATTCTCCCCGTGGACTTTCTTAAACTGTTTCTTTTTCTGCCTGGTATTCATAGATCAAACCTCCTTATGGTTTCTTCGGTCTTTTCTGTCCATCCGATATCGATATCGTATTTTTCTTTTATTATTCCCATAGCGTACCTGGCTCCGTGTTTCACAGAATCGATCCGGTCATATTTTTCCTTGGTTCCATGCACAAACTTGTCCAGCATATTCCCGGATCCGGATTTATGTTTTGCAAAACCAAACTCTTCGCAGAGTTCCCAGATCACTGCAAGCTGGGTGCATACAGACTGGATATTCCGGGAATCATTCCAGATCTTTTCGTAGACAGAATAGGGAATATTCCTGCCTATGTACTCCTCCATCCAATTCGTATCCTCAAAGCCCATCTCCTTATTGAGGTCTGGATCTTCAAATTCCAGATCAATCCCCCATTTGTCCTGAAGCTCTTTGTAGGTGGTTTGGATATTGTTTTTTCTGACGCTACCACGCTTTTTGAGTAATGGCTTAACATATGTTCTGCTGCTGCCCTGCCATACCGGAAACCTTCCAGGGATTTCAGGGATGTGATCACATTGCAGAGGGTGACGAAGTTCTCTGCCTTATCTAACTTCTCCTGTGCTTCCAGGATGCATGCTTTTCTGATCTCTTCTGTCTGTTCTTTTCTCCATTGTTCCAGTACAGCGATTTTTGTACCGGTAATATTGGCTACTTCCTGATCAGACAGATTTGTGGTCTTTAGTGGTGCCGGTGGAAGGCGGAACTCCGGAAAACCTGCGTTTTTTAATACTTTATTGACTTTCTCCTGTTCCTTCTTCCGGCTCTTGGCCTGGCGTCTTAATTCAGCTCTTCCCATTGTTTTCCTCCATCTTGGTTCAAATTACTTCTGGACAGCTTTTAAAAATTCCACAATCGCGGTTTCGTTGTCCGGAAAACGGTTGAATTTATCATGTGTTTCCCATTTTCGAGTTCCGTATTGCCCCCTTGGTGCTTCCGGTCCTCCGATCAGATGCATATAGACGTTTTCGTGATCCGGTATGTATCTGTTTCCTTCTGTCTTCCATTCTTCGACCACAAGGACAGCGCCGTTATCAAATCTGTACTCGTAATATTTTGCACCGGTATAAGCGTCTACATGGCGCAGGGGCCATGTTTTATAATTCCGCAGCCACTCTTTCCGTTCCTCGTTATTCTTCAGACGCGGAAGCTCTGGCTGGGTTGTTTCCTCTGTTTCTAGGACGTCTTTGACCAGATTCCGGATGATCCTGAGACCAGCCACCTTTAACTGCTGCCGGAGAATTGTTCTTTTCGGAAGGCCTCCGCATTCCAGGTAATCTCTCAGTGTCTTTTCTTCCTCTTCCAGGTATTCCTGGATGAATAACTCAGACGGTACCGGAATATCCGATAAATCTTCCGGCCATACATCTGTGTTTATCCGGATGCTTAGGTTTTCCAGAGAAAGTTCTTCTGCTTTTATATCCTTTGCATCAATGCCCTCTACAGGAATCACTTCTACTTGCGCCGGCGCAATTTCCTCTGTTTCTTCCTTCTGTACTTCCAGATCTCTTTTCCTTTTTTCCTTCGCTTTTTCCAGAGACACAACATTCCACATGCTCTGTATGGCTGCCGCAAGGTAAAACCAATCGTAATCTCCCATGTATCTGCTTTCTTCGTCCCAGAGTTGGACGTAATCATCAAACATATTGATATGGGCTGTGCCTTTGTCTGTGGCAAACCATCTTGTACGTCCGTCTGGTCCCAGTTTTCTTTTTAACTCTCCCGGGGATTTATCTACCAGTGTTACCCTGTTCATATGGTCTTCTCTCATCCAGTTCCACAAGGACCGGATCAAATGTCTGGCCACTGCGTCAAGATATTCTTTTTCTTCCGAACCCGGCTTTTTCAGCTCTTTGACTTTCTCCTCTGACTTCTGTTCTTTCGCTTCCTGCTGGTCCAGGAGTTTCTTCTTTTCGCAGGATCCGCAATCTTCAGAGATGCAGTCCTCTTCTGGAAGATAAATGCAGTGCTCAAATTTCCTGCCATGGAGTTTCCCTGGAAGATATTCCGGATGATTCATGATGTTATCCTGACCGGGGATCTGTTTTTCTGTCTCTGGATTGAAATAGTTTTCCCAGGTGTCTTTCCCGGCTGCGGAACCATCAAAGATCGATCCCATAGTCTGGAAAAATTCTGGCCAGGTGATATCATGCAGCTCTCCGTCGGAACTCTTTATAAAAACCTGATCCGGATAGAGCATTACGAACACTCTGTTCGTCTGGAATTTCTTTTTCTTCTCGTGGTACAGGAATCTGGCTATCTTTTTTATATCTTCTTCCTGGTATGGTCCGACACCGTACTGATCATAGATTTCATTCAGGTCTTTTTTCCTGTCTTTAAAAAACTCCTTTACTGCCTCCCGGGTGATATCGTCCGGATCCTGCTGCCAGTTCAGGAGGTTGTCCGGATTATGTTCGGACTGCTTATTGAATTTCTTCAAATCCCGGATATCTTCCCGCTTGGTTTCCGGCCGGATCATAGTGTGGTCTTCTTCCGGAAGCTGCAGCATCTCCGTAAGCTGGGAAAAATTAAAATCTCTATATTCCTCCCGAAGTTCCGGGGTGTCTCCCTGTATGGAATACTTTTCGTACACATGGATGAACCGACTTACTCCATCCGGCGCCATGCCGAAGGTTTCCCTGGCGTATTCTGTGACAGAGTGATAGCCCTTTAATTTATAGGCTCCTGATCTGTCTATCCGGGATAAATGCCATCCTGTTTTGACAAAATTCCGGACGATCCCTCCCAGATTCTCCCGGATCTGTTTCTCTTCCTGCTCTAATTCCGGCAGGGTCAATCGTAGCTGTTCCATAAATTCTCCTTTCGCGGACACATTTTTTCCTGTACTTTATCGTGGTTTCCAGACTTATTTGCGGATTTTCGTGGACAGTTTTACAAATTTGTCTTTCAAAATCCTGTTTCCACAGCCTTAACCCCTTAATTTCTACCAGTAAAACCGTGTCTTTTGGTTGTTATCCGCTTTTTTATCCCCAAAGTGCCGCAAACGCCTATTTTGCCTAACTCCATGGGGTTTCATCAGGATTTTTGTAGAGTTCCATATTTTCCATCTGGAATGAGACCGCATGGGGACGCAGTAACTCCTCCAACTGCTGCCACAGATCCAGATTCCTCAGCTCTTTCCCGTCAGACCGCTTCCATCCGTTTTCCCTCCAGGAAGTAAGCTGTCTCTGGCCATTGGCAAAATAATGACAGTTTGTAAAAAATGTAATCATGGATGGCTTTGTCATGCGTTTTAAGGCAGCTATGGCGCACTCCAATACAAGCCGGTGCCCTGTAGTTGCCAGAACCTGCTGTTTTTTATCTATATGGTGTCCGTCACAATACATCATGTACCGGTACCAGGCTTTTTTGGTCTTTCCCGGTGATCTGGCGGACGTGACGATAAAGATCGATACCTGTTTCATTCAAATCCTCCTGTCCAGTTTAATTAAGGTGTAATGTCTGTATGCGTATCCAGTAACGGGGTTAATGCCCATTCTGATAGAGTCTGGGTCTATGTAATAGCCTCTGGGAGCTTTTGGCAGGATCATTCTCCCCTGCTTATCAACCAGATTTCTTCGATTGATTACTTTTTCTTTTGGCTCTCTGCGGATCAGGTTTCGGGACGGGTGGTACCGTTTCGCTTCTTTTGGCTCCCATTCTTCTATCGGTTTTGCTATATACTCTGCCAGATCTTCAAAATTTCCTGTTTCGTAGAGGGAGCGAAAATTAATGTGGCCTTTTTTCCAGCACTCCGAAAAGAAGATGTCTGTTCCCCCTTCCTGGCTCTGAACCCGGTTTACCAGAATATGGATATGCGGGCCTCCTCTTTTTCCGATCTGAAGACGGTATATGTACTTTAATTCTTTTCCGATCTTGCGGTAACACTTCCGAACATCTTTGATCAGCTTCTGGATATCCTTTATCATTTCAGCCCATGTAGGGCGATCCCCTTTTCTGTATGTAATGGTCATCCAGTAATCATGCTTTCCGAAATTCCACTTGATCAGCCTGCGGAGATCTCTTTCTTTTTTCCATTGATTCTGCCTCTTGATATCCTCCG